AGGTTACAGTCTTTACTAGTCGTCTCGATATGCCGATCTTGTCTGCATTCTCTTGGTGAATGTCACCGTTGAGAAGTACATCTCCGTACCTGCCTCCATCATATCGAGCCAAGTAGTGGGCAAGCATTCGTAGTTCAATACCTGCGAGATCAGCACCAACCATGACATAGCCAGGGCTAGCACGGAATAACTTTCTAAAGTTAAGATCACTAGGTACCTGAGCTAAGTTTGGACGACGGTGTGCACATCGAAAAGTGTTTGTGGCTACAGAACAGTGGTGATGGATCCGTCCGTCACGTACCAACTTAAGCCATCCGTTGACACCTTCAGACAACATCCCGAGTTGTTTCGTAAGCTCAAGACCACGAAAGAATTTAAGTGCAATGTCTGATCCGATGTCTTTGAGAACAACCTCATCAATAGTTGCTTTACCTTTGTCGGTAAATTCTGTGGGAGTCCAGCCATGTAGTGTTCTCATTACCCAGGCGATGTGATCCCTGGAGGTTGGATTGAATTCTTTCAGTCTAGTGAAAGTAGCTCCAGCGATATACCCTTGGGTTTTATTAGGTCTCTTAGGAGTGAATTGCGGTCCTTCAACGTAAGGATGCCTGTTGCGTAGTAAGCTATTAAGGCTTTCAAGCTCTCGTCTGAGAGTTGATTCAAGTTCCCATGCAGCAGGCTCATCAAAGTACCATCCATGTATTTCTTGATCAGTTAATATTTGTGCTACCTGATGTTCTAACGTGAGCCATTCAGGTATGGTTGTAAGTGTTTCCAAAGTTTAGTCGTGACAGCAACATCTTGTACCACGTAGTCCTGCATTTCTGGGGACCACTCTTTCCAGTCTGATGTCTTACCGAAGTCTCCTTTGTATTCACCGAGGCGGTACCCATAAGACTCCAAACTATGCCTACCATAAAGTTGCAAGGGCATGTTTTTCCATTTGCGTTTCTTGTCGATGTTAATTATATCAGGGTGACAAGAACGGCTGATGACCAAAGTATCCAAAACCCTACCCACGTGTGTAAACCAAGGATAGAGCTTACGAATAACAGGAAGATCGTAGTTAATAATATTGTGACCCACGATCTCGCTTGCATCTTCAAGACGTTGAAGCCCACGAGTAATAGGCTCCTTATCCCCTTCATCATTGTATACAAGAGTTTCTTTAGTCTCTGTATCATAGATAGCCACACAGTGGATACGGGTAACATCATGAAGAAGTCCGTTTGTCTCAATGTCAAAGATAAGCGTCATTCCAATGCCGGATTACACCAGCGACAATAAATAAGTTGGTGATGAAGATAAGCAGTTCAAGAAGGTTTAGCCGTCTTACCAGGTTCCTTCCAAACATAGGTCTTGTCAACGAATTGTGCTCGGGCTACAGCTTCAGGGGTAGGAGGGTTAGGTGCTACCAGATCATAGTAAGGATCATCAATGTAGTTAATGTACTTGGGATAACCATCAGGTGCCATAGTTCGGAACTCAAAAGTCCGTACTGGGGTCGAAGTCGTCATCGGTTGCTTGGCTTTCATTGAATTTACAGGTAGATAGATCGTAAGTCAGTCGGCACGCGACGCCAACCTCGCCTGAATAGCGATTCTTGAGGACTCTAACAGTTGTATCAGACTGTTTGCCTCCACTCTGTTGATCTCTTTCGAGTGCAATAACTGAGTCAGATAGCTGTGCAATTGCTGCACTTCCCCTAAGCTGTCCAAGGGTAACACGTGCACCCTCTTCATGGTTCTTGTCTTGTGTAGTACGTCTGAGGTGGGAGACAAGGAACATAGCGATGCCTGTACGCTCAACTAATGAACGTAGCTTGGTCATTGTCGTGTCTATCATCCGCCTCTCATCGCCATCCAATCCACTAAGCAAGATGGACAAGTGATCAAGGAAGATGACCTTTGTATCAAGACCTGTTGCTAGATACTCAATACGATTGTAGATCAAGTCTGGATCGAAGGAGCCGAAGCCATCAAAGAGAAATAGGTTCCAGTTAGCAAGAGTCTTCTCGTATGCACTGGTAAGTGAACTGCGATCATGTTCACCAAGGTGAAGTGACTTACCTACTGCTGCGGACATAAGTCCGAGAGCTGTACGACGGTTAGATTCTTCAAGCGCCAAGTAACCAACCCGTTCTCCTCCACTAAGAAGGTGAGTTGCAAGTTCCCGACAGAAGGAAGACTTTCCGATACCAGATCCTGCAGTGATTGTTGTAAGCTCTCCATACCGTATCCCGTGAAGCTTTGATTGTAATCCTTGAAACGGATAGTCATGATCAGCGGGTGGTGTTGGTGTGGTTACAAGTTCTAGAAGTGATTTGCCGTCAACGATCCCATCTGGACGGTAAGGTTTTGCGTTCCAAATAGCCTCACGAATCGCTTGAGAGTCATTGGCTTGGAGAGCGTCTGAGGCGTCCTTGTACGACTCCAGACGGGCGATCTTACACTTGCCAGGTGGTAATACGCTTGCTGCTTCCTCCGTTGCCTTACGGCCTGCCTCGTCATTGTCGTAGAACAAGACAATCTCCGAGAAACCCTGGAGCCAGGGGATAGCCCGTTGTATCGACTTTTTGGCCGCTGCGGCACCGCTAGGTAAAGATACCATCGGCCACCCCGGCATAGCCTCACTACACGAAGCTGCATCGAGTTCCCCTTCAGTGATAACGACTCGTTTTCCAGTGGCGGGAAACAAATGTTGTCCAAAGAGGCAGGTAGCTGGTTGTCCTTCATAACGGAAGTCTTTGTCTTTGGTTTTAATCTTACACCCTATAAGGATGCCAGACTCATCGTAGTAATGGAAGCGTAGTACATCACCATCTTTATGGATCTTGTACTGTTGACATACTTTCTCAGATATGTTCCGCTTACTTAGTCGTGTGGCGGAACCCTTGAGATGTACATTGGTAGACATTTGATGAATGTGAACAACGTCTTCAGTGTGACCGTAGCTATTACAAGCAAAACAAAAAGTGTGTCCATCAGAATACAAAGAGTTTGCATCTGATGAACCACACGTGTCACACGGTAAGTGCCTGACGAACTCGCTTTCGGATGTCTGCATAAGCTCGTGCTTGATCATCGTGATAAGTAAACCAATCGTCAATTGCTCGATAGAACCCTTCAATCAAAGCATCAGCAGTGGCAGGGTTCGATGCCTCAACATCTGCAAGCAAATCGCCAAACTGTTCTGCGTAAAAGTCAGCTGTGCCGTAGGTTAGGTTAGCCATTCGTGGGGGATAGAGTGGAATGCACACCAAGGGAAGCCATGTTTCTCAGCCCACTTGGCATAGGTAGTCTTTGATCCTTTGTAGATCTTATTAAAGGGAGCTTGAAAGACGAATCGAATATCTAAGTCGGGATTGCTCTTCTTTACTGCCTTCATCTTCCTTCGATCCTCGTCGGTCAGGCGACCCTTGGTTTCGAGAAAGATACCATTCGGTAAAAGAAAGTCTGGTGTGTAGTTGCATTCGAGAACGTAAGGAACTTTAGTAGACTCGTATTCGTACTTTACTCCCAACTCAAGAAGAAGATCAGATACCTTCTCCTCAAGACCGGAGCGGAATCTCATTAGAAGTCGTCGTCGTCAGGTGCTGCGCTAGGTGTTACGTTAGGCTCAGAAGTCTTGTAACCCTTTGTTTGACCAAAGAGAGCTGCCACTTCAGTTTCATCAAGGTCGCCTGTGTCAACACCAGCAGAGGAGCCAACGGAGATGACTTGAATACCGACAATCTTGAGACTTGTACCGTAGGTGACACCATCACGAAGGATGTAAGGCTTCTGGCGGAAGGCAAGTTTGACACGGCTACCACTATAGAGTGGTGTGCTCTCATCAGTGATGATGGTTCCTTCAGTATCCACCACGGGCGGACGTGTCTCTTCATTCCAACTGAACTTAACTTTATACTGCCCATCAGATACTTCTTCCCAAGGTTCAGGCTTCAATGTAGAACGCTTAGGATTCTTCAGTTTAGATTGTGCCCACTTGATAGAGTCTTCACGATCTTCTTCAAGCTTTTCAACAAGCTCTTTATCAACAAGAGCAGACAACGAATAACCGAACTTACTCGGCTTCAGTACAGCTTGATAACCTTCAAGGATAACAGGCTGTTGGGTAACGTGAATCGTAGATGCCATTAACAAAAAAAGTAGGTGGATTCAATCACTGACTCTGGTTCCAGATCGCCAATGATCGGTGGTTCTGTTTCAGCTCCTATCTGTTCAGCAAAATCACGTAGGTAATCATGCTCTGCAAATAGGTGCATATATGTCTCTCGTACAATCGTACTGAGTATAGACATATCTGTAGCACGACACAATACTGAGTCGTGAATTAAAGCAATGGGTGCATTAAAACGTAAGACACTCAAATGTAGCAAGCTAGCATCGAGGCTGTGAATGAGGTTAGGTGCTGTTGCATTCTTGTGATGTTGTTTATCAACTTGATTGGTGTCACCAGTGACTACCTCAAGCTCACAACGACCAAGCAATTGTAACTTAACTGTTACCTTGTGCTTCTTCATCAAACGTTGGGTAACAACAAAGCCTGATGGTGTTGTCCATGTTAGTAAAGTCTCACCACGATCAATAGCATTACTTACCTCCTGTTCAATCCAGGACATAACAGCCATAGGACCAGGTACGACAACCTCCATAGCATCTCTAACTGCTGTAACAGTTTTAGTGAGATCATCTTTGTCTACCTCAATACCCTTTTCCTTTAGTGCGTCCTTGATATATGTACGATTAGAGAAAGGTTTAGCATTGTAAGGGATGGTCATAACTACCCTTTTGACCGCCTTTCTATCAATGTAAGGACGTACTGAAGGGGGACAATAAGGCTTAGCTGTCTCTGCTACGACCTTATAAGCATCTTGTGGCTTATCACTGGGTAGAACGTTCACAAGACGTGCTGTAGACTTATCACGGGCTAATCCAGCAAGGATCTGTAGCCCACTACAAGTAGCATCAGTAGCGACAAACAATCCTGTATGAGATCTAGTACAAGCTACGACACACGCATAGTATTCCTCACAAGCTGCTAGGAATTGGAATGGCTCATCAGCAGACTCCCAATCACTAAGACGCCCAATAGGATCTAAGACTATTTGCTTGATGAATGTGATATTGTCTTGTACCCATTGCAACCGCTCACTCATTGGAGCTTTATCTAGTCCATAAGTAGTAGCTACTTGAAAGGCTAACCATTCCTCAGCTTCAGGAGTCATGAAAGCTTCTTCATAAGACCTCAACAAACTTTTTCCAAAGTCTGTATCTTGAGGTGTAAGGAATGCAGGAATTGGATAAGCTCTACCACGGTAATCAAAAGACCACGGAATAAAGAACTTATCTTTTTTCTTAAACCTCTTCACTGCTTCCATAGTCATTCTAGTACGACATGACTTACGGAATTCATGAGCTTGTTTATTCCTTACTTCAGCTGCCTCTCTCCTGTAACTCTTTCTAGACTCTGCATTCTCTGCAATGTCTACAGGTTTAGGTGGTAAAGGATAGTTTACAATTGGTAAAAACTTCCCAACTGGTCTTTCTAACTCCTCTAGCCTTTCAGCTACTTCTACTATAAACTTGTTTAAACAGTAGGGAACCTTCTGAATCTTGTTCAGAAACTGGAGTGGTTTCTCCCCCTGTATACGTCCGCCTTGTCCACGACGCACCAGATCATGCCCGTTCATGACCTCATTCAAGATGTAACCACCTGAATACTCATTACCCCAATCATTAGGAGGTATAAGCATTGGCCATGCAAGAGGACTGAATAGTTCAGCATTACGCATCAATTCATCTTTGATGTCCATAAATGCTGCAGTTGGGACAACATACTGGGCTGTCTTCTTTCCCTCTCGTACATTAAGCTTCTCGAACCAACCGCTTGTCTGCATGATGCAATCAAGTAACCAGCCTCCAAGTTTAATACGATTTGCTCTACCCCAACAATCCCATTTCTTGATGTCACAACGATTCATCAATGTACGAATGACAGTTAGCTTCTGCTGCGTGCCAATGGATTTATGCCAGTAGTTCTTCTTGAGAGTAGCTAACAACCCAGGTGCTGTTGTCTCGTAGTATCGCATCTGACACTCATCCTCAATAGCACTACCAATAGCATCACACACATTAACAGAGTGGTTAGCTTTGTCTTTATATGAGAATACTTTATCAAAGGTAAGCTTAAGAGCAATACTAGCAGATGCTAATACTTCTAACTGAGATACATAAGTTTTAATTAATTGGAATTGATGACCTCTACCACGTGTTAATCTATCGTGTGTAGTGTCCTCAATATATTTAACAAGGATAGGTAATAGAGTTTCAATTGATGCAGCACCATACACACTAGCAGATGCGTATGAACTGTCCTCAAGGTGTTGAGTGTTCTTGTGAAGCTTCTGTAGCCCTAATGAGATAGCTTCACGCTCAAACGCTACTTGTTCATCAATCTCCGCTTGTGTAATCAATACAATCCTCCGCTGCGTCCTTGGAACTGTCGTGAATGTGAATACATTGTGCTAGCTCAGGGTAATCCTCAGCCAATTCATAATACTGATCAATCGTAATCAATGACATCGGTGAAATCAGGTGTAACAAAATGGATAGCTTCGTCAGTGCAGACAGTAAACTCTGCACCATCATTCATTAGAGCTTTGACTTTAGCCTCAGCTGCACTGCGTTTCTGATACGCAAACTCTTTGATCTTACCCTTTGGAGTAGTAGTTCGGATGATGCAACAATGACTAGATGGTAGCTCCCAACCTGCTACCTTCCACGACATAACCTCCTCAAAGGTGTGCTGCTCAAACATACCATCAGGAGCATCTTTGTATTCTTGCCAATTGTTAGGATAATACTTACCACTCATCAGCTTGCCTCACGTTTAGTAATTCATCATCTCGTTCACGGGACAACTCTAGCGCCATCCATGCAGCAGCTTCAGAGTCGGGTGCTAGTAGACACATAACACCTGAACGTAGGGTCACCTCGTATAGACGTGGTTGGGTCATTTAGCTGTACGTTTACGTGTGGTACGGGTAGGAGTAACCTCACTAGTTTCTTTTTCTACGTCCTTGGTAAGTGTAGCCATGTAGGCATCGTGAAACTCAGACTGTAGCTCTTTGTACTGTTCGATTGTACTTGGTGTACCACTCTTTTCATAGTAATGTAGCCACGTTTCTACAGCGTTGAGTAACAGCCACTCGCGGGATCTAGTCATTGTCATTGTCGGTGAATGTGAAATAGGTGTCAAGTTGTAGCCAGATCTCAGTACGTACCTTTTTACGGATTACTGACATCTGATCAGCAGTAAGCTCTACCGCACTGCCATACATAGCAGCAGACAATCCTTCATCAATACACATCTCAAGTAGTGCTTGGATGTTAGGCTTCATTTGATACGTTGCTCATAACGTGTGACAGCAGTGTTAGCACGACTATACACAGCTAACGTAGACAACAATCCAACACAGCCAATCACTGCTAGGATGATGCTAGTCTCAGTCATTCCAGTTAGCTTTACATGTAGTGGACAGGTAGTAGTAAGCACGCCCGTGATCAGCTATTTGATACTCACGCATCATAGCGTAAGCTTCACTACGCGAGTCGTACTCATCACAGGTTTCGTCGTAACGTCCCTGCTGACGGTTGATGTAATAAGTCATCAGAAGTACTCAGGATAATACTGTGGGTTGTCCATAATCTCATGGACGTGATACTCAAGCTCTGATTCTTGAAACTCTCCAGACATAGCTAGGAGACTCATCAGCTCTTCGAACTTTTGCTCTTCACTCATAGTCATCAACTCGTTGTACAAAGTAAACATCAAAGTTGGGATGAAGTTGTTTACATGTAGCCTCAGCTTGTGCAGCTGTGTCTTTCATGTACAACAACGAATCATTGCGCATCTGTTTGGTATCGTAACCAACGACACGCCAACATAGTTCAGTGTTCATGCTACTATTTCGATTTGATCAATAATGAACTGATGGGAAAACTCAGAGCGGATCTGATTTACACAATCTTCTAAATCCTTGGCATCCTCTACAGTAATAAATGTAAACTTACCAGGGTTATCAACGGAATCGAGGATTACTTTAAATGAACTCATGTGTGCGTCCTTGAAGTATAGAATGGATGGAGGTTTGAGTTAGTCAGTGTGCGCTAGCACGCACTAAGCTGCCTCTTCTTCCTCCATCATGTCAACAAGACGGCTGCAATACGCCTCAACGACAAACCAAACCATCTTGTTCTTTAACCCTTGAATGCTATCCTCAGTCCTAGCAAGTTGTGCGAGGTAATCATCACCAAGGATGTCAAAGCACACGTCCTCGATGTCATCCTCAAAGTCATCAAAGAACTCATTGGTTTGGTTGTAATAAATAAAGCCAGACACACCTCCACTGCATCCGTAGTTAGCAACATCGATGATCTCATCCTCATCGGTGAAACGATCAGCAAGTGCAGCAGTCAGACGCTCAGTGTAGAACAGCATTGTGTTGTGAATGTGAAACAGTGGTGAAAGAAAGAGGTGAGTAAGTTACCCACCTCAGTTAAACTCAGCCGACGACGGTGTAACGATTGCCTTTGCAATAAGCATTGACAAACTTACCAGCCGACTCATACTCACCAAAGAAGAAATCAACAATAGCTTCTTGGTTAACGTTATCGTACAGGTAAGTCTTAGCGTTGTTGATGAATTGAACGATCACTTGGTTAGTAGAAGGATTAAGACGGATGGAACGGATGTTAGAGGATTGAATGTTGGAAGGTTGGAAGAACATGTTAAGCAAAGTAAGTGTACAACGTAGCCTCAATGTGAGAGCTACAGAAAAGGCACGAATGCCCTTAGTGTAGCTGTCAACAATCAGACAGCAATTGCATACCGAAAGTCAACACTAGCACGCTTAGAGTTGACACAATTCTCGTTAATCCAGAAGCCAAGAGACATATTAGGATTAGCAAGAAGGTTAAGGATAGCACGACGGCTAACACCAGTATACTTATAGCTACGTCCACCGTTGAACGTAACGTTAACGATACCAGTCAAAGGATTGGCAGTCATGAAGTAAACAGCGTCAGAAGTACGAACAGGAACGATGGAAGTGAACATGTGTGAATGTGTTAGGTGAACAGTGAGTGTAGCATTTGAGAGCTACAGAAAAGCTAACAAGTTAGCCTTAGTGTAACTGTCAGTTAAGCCAGTTAGCTAGAAAGTCATCAACGGTGAACTCATCGTCAGCGTCAATCTCAGCGATAAGCTCATCGATAGACAATGAGTTGAGATAAGCTAGATGCTCATCGGAAGTCATGTCAACGTCAGGATCGAAGTCGTCATGAATGAGATAGTCATACTCGCGTTGCAGTGCAGTGATGAGTTGTTGTCGGTTGTCTGTCATGCTTTCAGTATGGCAGGGATTGGTGGGAAAGTCAAGCGGTAGTGGACAGAGCGTCAACTGGCTGGCTTCATACTCGGCTTGCATCGCTGCTCCTTCCTCATCTCTCATGCTTACAGCATAGCACGTGTTGAGCTGGGTTGGAAGCGGTGTTGTGACACTTCGTTGGGTGGCACCACGCGAGCGTAGCGAGCGACTACAGCTCGTGATACACCTGTACTTCTGATACAAGAATACCATTCAACTTAGCTGGCTTGTTACGCTTAGCTTTGGGCACGCAATCACACCACATTAAAGTGCGAATTGGTTTGCTGTTAAGTGTAAACGTAACGTCTTTGAGCTTTTGTTTCATAGAGTGGAGAATGCGTGTGTGAATGTGATTGAATCAAGCAAACACGTAACCGTTAACAAACTCCTCTTTGTTGTATACCTTAGTCTCTCCATGTTGTCCAACAAACTTATGAATGAACCATTCAAACTTCTCTTGAAATACTCCCTCACCAACAATGCAGAACTCTTTACAAATGGCATTCAATCGTGACTTGGTAGTGTTAGATCGCCAACCACCATCGAACACCTCTACACTGTCCTCGTAGATTGTAGCAATGTGGTTTGTGTGGAGATACACCCAAGACACACCACGAATTGTGATAACTTGGGTGTTGGCGCTGTGCCAATCTCTACCTTCTTTGATTGCTCGAATCATCTGCTGCTCAATCTTGCGCATGTTGTCTCCGTTTGTCTGTATGAATACAGCATAGCACCGCGCTTAGCCGTTGTCAGCACGTGGTGGACAGTTTAGAAAGTGGAAGGGTGGACAGATGTTTTGACTTTTTCGTATTTGTATCAGCATTTGCTAACAATACGTATTCGTATCGCTAACACTTACTCACACTGAGAATCATTCTCCCCCGCTCGCTTCGCTCGCTCCCCACACCATCATGATTGATCGTGAGAATCATTATCAATACGGGGTTAAGGAAGCGAGGCGCAGCCGAGCGGCACTGATGAGATATTTTGATACCCCATTGGGGGGTTGATCAGTGTTGCTTATATGATATAAGGGTTCAGAAATTTCTGTTAAAAATTAAAGACCCCTCCA